ATCCACTGGGGCAAGCTGGTCTAGATAAGATAACTTTAAACCTTTCCAGCCTTTTACAGCGTTCTCAACATAAAGTTGCAAGAACAACTCATCATTGAATTCTTCTTGAGGTTGACGATTTTTAAAACTAGTTTTAGTAGATTTTTTACGAATATTAAGTAGTGTTTCGCGTGATAAGAACGCAATGTCTACAAAAAAGCCTGGCATACCAGGGTACTCAACTTCAATTGCTTTAGAAGGAACTAATAGGGTTTTTAGGGATATATTTGCCATTTTAATTATAATTTATTAAGGAAAAAGAGAGACTGGAGATCAACCCAGTCTCTGTGGAAATGTAGCTGCTAATTAAGCTGCTACGTTATATGTTACCGTAACTTCGTTGGCTTCTTCAATATCAAACTCAGCGCCTGTGTAGCTTTGACCAGTAAAGTTAATTGTTGTAGAAACAATTTGTTCAGTTTGCACTGTTGGAATTGAAATCATGGCTGCAGGTAGTTTAATGTCAACGTGAGTACCTGTTGCACCACCAATCTTAATTGTTAGTGTGTACTTAGTATCAACCGCTGTTGAACTACCGGCTAGTAATGTGTCTAGCAATTCTGCTGAATAGTTACCAGCACCACCGCCTGCACGTAAATAAGCTGTTAAGTTACCACTAATAGCACGTGTGCCTGTAAAGTAAGTAGCTGGCTTATTAACAATACCCAAGTTTTGTGGTGTTAAGAATGTAACGTTATTGCTGAAAACAATCTGACCACCAGTTAGTGGGATTGTATATGCTGTACCAGTAGTTGCATTAATACCTGCGTATAATGTAACAACACTTAGTTTGTTAGCAATAAACTTTGCAACAGTATTTTTAGCTTTAAAAGCTGCAATTGCTGTACCAGAGCTATCTTGTAGCAATTTACCACCGTTACCAGCCCACTGAACAGAAGCAATAGCATCTAGTCCAAAGTCTACAGTTGCAGTATTAAGTACGCAATCTTGAATTACATATTGCAATCCGTCAACGTTAATAATTAGTGCAAATTTTTGTAGTTGGTGAACGTTGGAGTTTGCTTTTGAGTAAGCGGCAACTGCTGTTGGAGTTGATGCACTCGGTGTAGCTGACCAAGCACCGCCGGAACCAATTGGGTTAACACCCATTAGTGCGTTCCATAGTACAGATTCTTCGGCTGTTAGCGCATCGCTAGCACCTAGTTCACTGTAGAATGGGCGAATATATGTTGTAAATGAAAAGTCAACTGGGCTCAATGAAGTATTAAAACTACGTTGACCACGACTAGGGGCTGCACCCGCTTCATTTAGAGTGATAGTTTCTGTTGCTGTATTCTGTGAAAAACTCATTCCATCAAGAACTTGTAGCTCTTGAGTGTTAGTAGCATCACAGCTTGCAAAGTTAACAGAACCATCGGAGTTTAAACTAGTAGTAAAGTATACCTTACTATTACGAATTAAATTAACTGCCATGGCATTTCCTTTATTTTTTATAACTTAGACCACCAGCAAGACTATTATCTGCGTTTGGGTTTGCGTTATGAGATTATACAAGTTCGTAGCGAACCTGTAAGTTTATTTCACCAATTGCATAAGGAGCTAAAAGTCCCTCATCGGTAGTGATTTGTTGTATTAAAATTTCTGTAGTTTCGTAATTGTTTATAGCATCGTATTTTAATTGACGATTTGCTTCAATTACAGTCTCAATGTCTGCTAGCAGTAATTCTAGTTGTTCTTGAGCATCGTCGCCTTTACAGTAGACTTTGATGCAAATACCCAAAAATGCCCAAGTAAAATCACTTGGATGGTATTCTCTGATTTCAGAACCTGGAGTTACGTATACACATGGGAAATCATTAACTTCATCCCAAAATTTTAATTTTGCATAGCTATTTTGAAATAGATTTGTTTTATAAGGGCTTGTGCCGTTAATTAACTTAATCTTATCTGCAATAGCTTTTACTATTGAAGTTCTTTTGCTCATATCAAAACTGCCCTTAATCTATTACTTACTTGCTGTGCGGCTATTTCACGAATGGATGCCCCAATCAGCAGTTTAGGGTCTCTTGATCTTGGGTTCTGTTGACGCCCACCTTGACTAAAAGTTGAATATGGGTTCTTCATGTATATGTAAAAAGCAGTTATCATACCTGCTCTACTAAGCGATAAAGACTCTACTTTTACAGATTGAGCAAATCTACCTGTTCGGTAGTTTAAAATATCTTTACGAGAACCGCTCCCCATATTAGCACTTATAACATCTTGTAGATGTGTATTAATAAAAAGTAATAAGCTAGGTAAATTTATCATTGAAGTAGCAAGATCAACTTGTACTTTTGAAGGATCTTTTTTTACCGATTTTATCTTATTTTTAAGCTTTTTTAATTTTTGTATTTCTGCTTTATTACTTTTAGGTTTCTTTATTGGCGTAGACTTTTTACTAACTAACGTGGATGGTTGTACATACAGTTTTGGTAAATCTTTTTTACCTTTACTGAGTATATCTACCATATCCTTGGTTAATAGATCAATATAGCTTGGAGATCCTGGGGTATTAAGTACTGCTTTGCCTAATGCAGGCGACTTACTTAATATACTAGTCATATCTGCATTTGTTACAGAAAATAACTTTCTTAATTCTTCTAACACAGGAGAGGCTTCTTCGCGGCCTGCACCTTGGTTTTTAACAGCGCACTGAATTTCTACTAAATATACTGCGCTTGATTTTATATAACTTGCGTATAATTCTTGATTGACCGCATCAGGTAAGTTTGCACTAGCTAAGTCATCTGCTTCTAGTTTTGCAATATACTGATCTAGTACTTCGGCCAACATTTTTCTATGGCTTTCAGCTAAGCTATCTGCTTTTGCTAAGTCATCTTTGAATTGTTTAACTAAGTTTGTTGCAACGCCTATTACGTGACCTTTGTTAAAATAGTAACCAAAAGAAGCGCGTCGCTTAGCTTCAGTTTCAATTTTAGTTATTTCGTCCTGTTTGGCTTTGCCTTTTAAATCTTTTCGTTTATCAAGCTCAGCTCTAGCACCTGCAATATACTTTTCTTCTGCGTCTCTGTAGGCTTCTTGTACTAAGTAATCTTCTTCAAAAGCTGCTTTTAGTTTTGTACTAATTGTATCAAAACCAATATTTTTAAATATTACAGCTTTACTTCCAGCTACTGTTGTAAACTGGCCTTGACCTTTGTCAGAGCCAGCTTTAGCCAAACTATACAAAATAAGGTCTGCTTCTGCAGAATCCATTTTTTCGCCGGTAATTGTTTTATACATACTAAGAATTGTATCTTTGTTAATGTAAAAATCTGTTTTAGCGGCTGTTTGTTGGCTAGAGCGTAAACTCTTTGCAGAGTTCTGAATAATGTTTTTGTCCAGCTTATCTAACCAATTCTTATAAATTTGACTTTTTATGGTTTCGTTAAACTGTTGTATACTCATGTGAAATCTGCTCTATATAAGTCTAGTATTCGGCGAATATGTGCAGGTAAACTAGTAGTAGAAATATATTCAATCTGTACGTTATTACTACCTACGTTTTTAGAGCTGTGAATTGCACTGTCGTGTCTGCGATAGTAGGTTATTAAATCTAGTATCGCTAATTCTAAATCATTAGGTACATCGTTAAACCCTGCGGTATATGTTACTTTATATCCACGAATTAGTTTAGGAAAATAACTACTGGAGTCTAAGCTCAATACAGTGTCATCTTCTTGCACCCACTCTTTATACTGTTCTAGATTAGTCCAAGTTTGACCGTAGTCAGTACTTCCTTGGACGCTAACAATATTAACTACTGGACATTCGGCTAGAATAAACTTCTTTACTCCACCATTAAAAATTTCTACTTTGGGTGTTTCCCAATAGTCTACAAAGGTTCTGCCGCAATAATTTTTAACTAATTCCGAAACTTTGGGAATGATAAAATCAATAGCAGCGTCTTCGTTAGTACTTTTAATTCCAGCATAGGCCTTATAGTCTGCTTTGCTTGTAAGATTTAATCCCATGTTTACCTCTCTTGTCTTTTAAACAGACTCTGTGAATCTGTTTAAAAGACAGGGCTCGAAAGCCCTGTCAATATCAATATCTTAATAAATTAAGATGCTGTGTACTTGTGTGCTGTAACAGCGTTACCTAGGTTAGTAGTAACACGTGTCATACCTGTACGTAGGCTAGCTACCATTACACGACGTTGTGTTTCAACTAATTCTTGAGTATCAATGCGTAGACCGCGTTGGTTACCAACAATGAAGTTACCTGGGTTCAAGCAGATTGCACCAGCAACACCACTAGCTGGGCTAGCGAATTCTGCAGAAACTAACACTGGGCTACCACCGATTTGACCGATCTGGCCAGTTAGTAATGTAGCTTGTGTACCAACTTGGTTCATAGTTTGGAACACTGAATCTTCTAGCAATTGGTAGTATGTATCTGTGTTAACTAGATAAATAACTTCTTGTGGGTCTAGACCCCAAGCACCAAGACCTTGACGTAGAGTGCGCATCTTAGCAACTGTCATACCAGCGGCAACTGTGTTACCTGTAGCAGTTGTGTTAGTTGCCCAGTTTGCTAGACCTTTAACAGGGTCTGAACCAGAACCAGCACCTAATAGGAATGCTTTGTCAACTGCACGTGCAACACGACGGATCATACCGTCACGGATGATTGGCATTAGAGCCAATAGTGCGTCTTCTTCTTCTTCGTAGGCTGTGTACTCGTTAGTAGCTAGTTTGTACGCATTTAGAGTGATCTCTTTTAGTGCGTGTGTAGCTGTGTTACCAGCAGAAGCACCAGCTGCGCCAAGAGTTGCAGGAGCTGTACCGAAATCAGCGTTAGTAACCCAAGTAGCAGTACCTGCTTCTGGATTAACTGGGATTGTCATTACGTTAGTTTGCATAGAGATGTTGCGGAAGATTGGAGCAACAACTAAACGACGACGAACTTCAGATTCTAGGTTTAAAGAAACTT